CCATTTACATTATCGAAGGACCATTCGATGCGTCCTTGGTTGAAAACAGTATTGCTATGTGTGGGGCCGATGTTGATATTGGGTCGCTTGGTTGGAGCGATTATATTTGGGTTTATGATAATGAACCTCGGAGCAGAGAAATCACAGACAGAATCCGTAAAACCCTTGATAGAGGAGATAAGGTAGTTATTTGGCCAACAAGCATAGAGGAGAAAGATGTTAATGACATGATACTCGGTGGACACGATGTAATGGGTATGTTAAAATCTAATACATATTCAGGATTAAAAGCAAAGATTAAATTTAACAACTGGAAAAAAATATGAGTAACGGTACTACTGTTAAAAAAAGAAATGGAAGAGGTGTAGAACCTCTTAATCTTGAAAAGATTCATGTAATGTGTGAGGAAGCTTGTGAAGGGTTAGCAGGAGTATCTGCATCTCAAGTAGAGATACAATCAGGAATACAATTCTATGACGGAATCACGACAGCAGAAATACAGGAAATACTTATTCGTAGTGCTTCTGATCTCATCGACCTTGATCATCCTAACTACCAGTTCGTTGCTGCTAGGCTTCTTTTATTTGCTTTAAGGAAGAGTTTATTTGGTAAGATGCGTGAGTGTCCTACTGTAATAGATCATGTCAAGAAGTGTGTTGAGAAAGGTGTATATGACGCAGAGATTCTTGACTTATACACAGAAGATGAGTATAATAAGCTACAATCATTTATAGATCATAGTCGTGATATGATCTTTACTTATGCTGGACTACGACAAGTAGTTGATAAGTATTTGGTACAAGATAGAAGTACTGGAGAGGTGTATGAGACACCACAGTTCATGTATCTTATGATCGCTGCGACTATATTTTCAAAATATCCAAAAGAAACTAGGTTAAATTATGTCCGACAATACTACGACGCAATCAGCAAGCACAGAATCAACATCCCAACGCCCATTATGGCAGGTGTCAGAACACCCATACGTCAATTTGCATCTTGTGTTCTGGTTGATATTGACGATACCCTCGATAGTATCTTTAGCTCTGATATGGCTATTGGGAAATACGTTGCACAGAGGGCTGGTATCGGTATTAACGCAGGAAGAATCCGAGGAATCAACGCTAAAATCAGAGGTGGAGAGGTTCAGCACACAGGTGTTGTACCCTTCCTTAAGAAATTTGAGTCTACTGTCAGATGTTGCACACAAAACGGTATCAGAGGCGGCTCCGCAACTGTTCACTTTCCTATCTGGCATCAGGAAATCAGCGACATCCTCGTCCTCAAAAACAACAAAGGAACAGAAGACAACAGAGTCAGAAAACTTGACTACTCCATCCAACTAAGTAAGATTTTTTATGAGCGATTTATCCAAAACCTATCTATTACTTTATTCAGTCCTCATGATGTGCCTGGGCTGTATGACGCTTTTGGTAGCGATTCCTTTGACGAACTCTATACTCGATACGAATCAGACGAGTCAATTCCTAGAACCACAATCGGTGCTCAAGAGTTAATTCTTGACCTCTTGAAAGAAAGAGCAGAAACTGGTAGAATATACTTGATGAACATAGATCATTGTAATTCTCACTCATCCTTCTTGGATAAGGTAGAGATGAGTAACCTATGTCAAGAGATTACTCTACCAACCAAACCTATACAACATATTGACGATGAAGCTGGAGAAATTGCTCTCTGTATCCTTTCTGCTATTAATATTGGCAAAATTAGGGATGTTTCGGATCTTGAAAGCCTCTGTGATCTTAGTATTCGGAGTCTTGATGAACTCATTGATTTTCAAGGATACCCCGTCAGAGCAGCAGAGATCGCTACAAAGGCAAGAAGATCCTTGGGAGTTGGTTTTATTGGACTCGCACACTACCTTGCCAAGCAAGGGGTTAAATACGAAGATCCTGAAGCGTGGAAGTTAATCCACGATCTTACTGAAGTATTCCAGTTTAATTTAATCAAAGCATCTGTTCAACTCGCAAAAGAGAAAGGTGCTTGTGAATATTCAAATAGGACTAAGTATTCTCAAGGTATTCTTCCTATCGATACTTACAAGGAAGATGTTGATGAGATTGTTCCTAATAATCTTAATTGTGATTGGGAATCTCTCAGAGAGGAAGTAAAGCAGTATGGTATTCGTAATAGTACTTTATCTGCTCAGATGCCTTCAGAGTCATCTTCTGTTGTATGTAATGCCACTAATGGTATTGAACCACCTAGAGGATATCTTTCTATTAAGAAATCAAAGAAAGGACCACTAAAACAGATAGTTCCTTCTTACAATACTCTAAAGAATAACTATACTCTTCTTTGGGATATGCCAAACAATATTGGTTATATCAATATCGTTGCTGTGATGCAGAAGTTCTTTGATCAGGCAATCTCTGGTAACTGGTCTTATAACCCAGAACATTTTCCCGATAATGAAGTTCCTACAAGTGTAATGGCAGAAGACTTTTTAACTACATACAAATACGGTTGGAAGACATCATATTATCAGAATACTTATGATGTTAAAACTGATGAGGTTGACTTATCGGTTCCTAACCCAAATGAAGTAGGTATTCAAGGAAGTACGAAATTAAATAATTTGCTTAATGAATTAGAAACTGCTGACGAAGAGGAGTGTGAATCCTGTGCCATCTAACGTAAAGGGAATGACTGTCTTCAATACCGAAGACGTAGACACTAAGAAGCAACCAATGTTCTTCGGTAAACCTCTTGGTGTTCAAAGATATGATAACTTCAAATATCCTTCATTTGAGAATTTAACAAAATCTCAGTTGGGATATTTTTGGAGACCAGAAGAAGTTTCATTGCAGAAAGATCGTGGAGATTATCAAACACTGCGTCCAGAACAAAAGCACATCTATACAAGTAATCTTAAATACCAGATCATGCTTGATAGTGTACAAGGTCGTGCTCCTGGTATGGCTTTCCTACCTTACTGTTCTTTACCTGAGTTAGAGGCATGTATGGAAGCATGGTCTTTTATGGAGATGATTCATAGTAGATCATACACCTATGTAATTAAGAATGTATATTCTGATCCATCAGAAGTATTTGATACTATAATTAGTGATCCTCGTATTCTAGAACGTGCTGCTAGTGTAACTGGATCGTATGATGACTTCATTAATGAAGCACAGCAGTGGGGTCAGGGTTCACTATGGAAAGATATGGATAAGTCCTTGGACACATCTTTACCTGTTTTGGAAATGAAAGAGGTTAAACGTAAACTTTATAGGGCAGTTGCTAATGTTAATATTCTGGAAGGTGTTCGTTTTTATGTTTCTTTCGCTTGCAGTTTTGCTTTTGGTGAACTTAAGCTTATGGAAGGTTCAGCTAAAATCATATCTCTAATTGCAAGAGATGAGAACCAGCATCTGGCAATAACACAAACTATATTAAACAACTGGAGAAAGGGTGATGATCCAGAGATGCTAGAGATAATGAAAGAGGAAGAGGAGTGGACATATAAAATGTTTGATACTTGTGTGAATGAAGAGAAGAAGTGGGCAGAGTACTTATTTAAAGATGGATCAATGATTGGTCTGAATGATAAACTTCTATATCAGTATGTTGAGTTTATTGCTAACAAGAGATTGAGAGGTATTGGGTTAAAACCACAGTATGATATTCCTGCAAAGAACAATCCATTACCTTGGACTGAGCACTGGATTAGTTCTAAAGGACTACAAGTAGCACCACAAGAAACAGAAGTAGAATCTTATATTGTTGGTGGTATCAAACAGGATGTCAAGAAGGATACCTTTGCTGGATTTAAATTATAAATAGTAAAAAAATTGTAGTTCTTAAAATGAAGTCCTTTAATGAGTTTTTAAATATTTCTGAAAAAAAGGCTATAAATTTATCTGGCACTAAGGGTGAAGAGAATGCTAAGAAATTTCTTAGGAATATTGAGAAGAAAATAAGTAATACTAAAAAGAGTACACCTACTAATACTAATACTAATACTAAAAAGAGTACACCTACTAATACTAATACTAATACTAGTACTAAGGGCATAGATCCTAAAGAAGTTAATAGAAGATTATCAGCATCTACAACAAGAAATGATCAGGTAACAAGACAGTATGGTACTGCTGGTGGTACTGGAGATAGTAATATGGGTGCTGGTGCTGGTGGAGCATCTGGTAATAGAACAATTCCTAAACCAGAAACATCCCCTAAAAAACCTATTAAAAGACCCAATAATTTTGATATTAATACCAAACATGCTGATTCAAAAGTAACTTTTGGTCAGGGTCAGAGTATCATTCCTAAAGATGCTAAAACAGTTACCCCAACTCCTAAACCAACAAATCCAAATACATTGAATACTATTAAACCAATATCAAAAGGTGGATTATTCAAAAAAGCAGCTAAAGCAGTGAAGGGGAGTTACAATAGTAAGAAAATTAGTACACCTTCTAGAACTATTCATAAGGGAGGTGCTTTATTATCTGGTATTGGTGCAACTATGGATGATAAGGCTAAAGGTAGAAGTACATCTAGATCTATAGGTAAAGGTATAACTAGTTTTGGTGCTTATATGTCTGCTAAACCTTTAGCAAGAATACCTAAAGTTGGACCAATTATTTCTGCTGTAGTTGGAGATATTGCTCAACGTAAGTCTGGTAAAGTATATGATTCAGTTATGAATAAAGTTACTGGACAAAAACCTAAACCTAAAAAGGTTAAGAGTCCACTGAGAGGACAGCTTTAAGATCTATATCTTCTCTCTGAGAAGTTTATAAATAGATCTAGTAGATATTATAGTAATAAAATGTCGCAAAAAGAACTTAATGATTTTGGTAATTTATATTCCAATATAGAAACACCAGAACATGAACTTGCTGAAGATATTTTAGCGACAGTTTCATTTGGAATGATTAGAGAAGGATTTAGTGAAGAAGCAATTATATCTTACTTGGAAAATACGGATCATGTAGATATTTTCGATAAGTATACAGAAGTACATGAAAATTTTGAAGATTTTATATTAGAATGTGAATACGCAGAATACTTTGGAGAGAAAAGTATATTGTCTGAAGAATTGGAATTAATATTAGAAAAAGGTAAGAGTGGTTTAATAAACACTATAAAAAATCAGGCGGGCAAATTATATAAATCTGGAGTTAATCAGTTAAAGAAAATTGGTAAACCAAATAAAGAACAAATTGAACTTATAAAAAATGCACAAAAATTAAATAAAGGTGAAAAATTATCTAAATGGCAACAAGGTAGATATAATACAGCGATAAAGAAAGGAAAGACACCTGATGTTGCTCTTAAATTTTCTAAGAGTAAAAAGGAACCCAGTATCTTAGGAAAGGCAAGTAATTTCTTTAAGACTAAACTTGGCAAAGGTGTAAAAAATACTGCCCTTGTTGGTACTGGTGTTGTTGTTGCAGATAAAATATCAACATCAGATCAAGCAAAAAAGGAGGGAGATAAATTAGTAAGTGGTAATGGGAAGAGACCTGTTCCAGCAAAGAAAAAACCAGAACTTCTTAATAAACCTGAAACAAAACCTGAAATAAAGAAAGACTCATCTAGTAAAGTTCCAGTTATAAAAGGTGGATCATCTGATGGTGGATCAACAACTTCTGGAACTATAGCCCAGCAGGATGCTCATCAACAAAAAGTAATCGCTCAATTTAAAAAGGAGCAAGGAGAAGCTAAAAAGGCAAAAGAAAGAACTGATTGGTTAAACAAGACTAAAAATAGTCCAGCAGCAAAAGCAGGATTAGGAGATGATCTTAGATGGAAGGCTAGACAGAATCATCTGAAGTTTCAGAAAGATAATAATAGAGGACAGTTTAAGGCAAAGACTAAAGAAGTTCCTTCTAAGTTTGCTGCTAATAAGGAGAAGGATACTTTCAAAAGAAGAGATTCTAAATTAGTAGCGAAAGGTTTGAAACCACCTACCTATACTAAGAATGTAAAAGTTCAAGAGGATGTAGGTCCAAGATTGGTTAAACGTGCACTTAAAAATATACCAACTGAGTTGGCTCCTGCTGCATTTATGTCTGGTGTATTAAATAAAGCTAAAGGACTTGCTAATAAAAATACTTTTATTAAAGGAGCAATAGAGGGTGCAACTGGTACTACTAAACTTCTTAGAAAAGTTGTTACACCTCCAAAGGGACGAAAGTTAACTCCTAATGTTAAAAGCACAGAAAGGATTTCTCAGGGAGGAGCTTTGGCTGTTAGAAAACCTAGTCCTTCTCAGAAGATTAAGGATGTTGCAGGAGATACTGTGAAGAAAGTTGGAGAAACAGTTAAAGGTACAGCAGAGAAACTTAAGAAAGTTAAGTTAAAGAATCCAATTCCAAAACCAGTAACTGATTACGCAGTTCCTGTTGGTGTTGGTGTTGGTATTCATAAGACTTTAAATAGGGAAGATTATGAACCATTTGAATTAGTGTTAGATTATCTTGTAGAAACTCAGCAAGTTGATAGTATGGAAGAAGCACTATATGTAATGATGGAAATGGATCAAGATGCGATTTATGGAATTGTTCAAGAAAGATCTATTCTACCTGGAAAAGTGCCTTTACAGAAACCTCTTAAGAAATTAGTTAAAAAAACAGTAGAAACATTAAAAGACAAATTGCACGGTGGTGTTAGAAAACCTTCTACTGGAAAATATACTGTTAAGGGTGGTAGAAAAGTTAAAGCAACTCAAGGTGCTAAACAAGAAGGAACTTTCAATACAAGACAGAAGGATAAACTTAAAGCACAACAAGCTGCTAAACCAGAAGCAAAGGCACAGGCAGATGCTGCTGCTAAAGTGAATGCTCCAAGATCAGGAGTTGATGTAAGAAAAGGTAAAGCACCTGCAAAAGATGTAGATGCAAGAAACATGAAAGGACCAAAATATGAAAATTTTGATCTACTAGATGAAAATATGAAAGCTAAGTTAGCAAAAAATGCTGTAGGTAAGGTTATGAAAGCTGCTAAAAAAATGCCTGAGTATGTAAGAGACTCAATTAGGAGACAATATAAGGCTGGAACACCAGGTGCTGCTCCTTATACTATTGAAGATAAGAAGAACGTTCTCAACTGGTATAAGAACAGTAAGTAAATCTTAAAGTTTAGTAACGGATTTTTTAACTAGGGCAGTTCCTTCAACTGCTCTTATTACTGTGCCTGAAGGATCTTTTATTAAAATATCGTACATATAACTTCCAGGTTTTAATGTAGACGTAACTCCTGAAAGCATTTCTATAGTAAATCTTCCTGTCTTTGGATCATTAGCAAGAGTAAATGAAAACTCTCCTGCTTTTGATTCAGAGGCATATTTTTTTAATTGCCCTTTTCCAGTATATCCTGTTAGATCTAATACACTGTTTGATCTATAATCTTCTAGAACAAATGATTGTGCAAAATCCGTTCCTGTATATAATACTATATTTGTTATGAATACTGGGGCCATTAATTTAATGCTCCTATGAATGGTGTGATCCAATCTTCATTGGTATCAGTAACAGTAATAACTGTTATATTTCTTTCATTTAATTTTGTTACGAGGGCATCATAGGATGCTTTGGTCGCATTAGAATCATCAATAAAGATAGCAATTTTGGATCCTTCTGGTAAATTACTCAGATTACATATCGAATACCAGTCAGATTTGCTAGTAACAACTCCATTATCTATATTAACTTGAATAGGACCAAAGATTTTTCCTGTTGAATTTTGTCCTGGTGCTATTGATGTATCATTAATTCTAATTAATGTAGAGACTCCTACTATATTTCCAGTAGATGAAGTTTCTCTAATTTGAATTAGAAATCTCTCAGTACCCTCTGTTGTTCTATCTCTTGATACTGTTCTAACAACACTTCCAGTATTATTTGTAATAGTACAGATACCAGTTAGAGAATTATCTGTAAAGTCTTCTTCTTTAATAGTACCGTCTACTTCATCATCTGTTGAGAAATATAATTGAGTACCATTAGATAATCCAGTAGTAGTAACAGTAAATGTTATTGTACCTGCTTCATTTAATTCTGTTGAGGATTCTGTTACGGTTGCAATCATTTTAAATCAAAGGTGATATGTTTACAGTAGTGTCAGCAACAAATGTATCAGGACATTTTAAACTGTCATAATTTGTATTTCCTACAGAATTACCAAATCCTTGTGCTGTTGGTTGTAAAAGATAGAATGTTCTATTTGGATACGTGGATCTAAATGTATTCCATGTAGTTTCTAAATCAGTAAATGTTTTAGATGAATCATCAATCACAGCAATACATGTTCTTTCATCACTACCAGGTGATATCATTGAACTATCTGTAGTTATTCCTGCTCGCACAAGAGCACTTCCTTCTACAACTATTTCCTTTTTATCATCAGATTTAACAATCATAATATCATAAACATATCTTCCAGGTTTTAATAGAGATGTTGTCCAACGAGGAATAGATAAATTTAGTACACCAGTTGTTCTGTTTGAAAAACCAATAGAAAAATCAATAGCAGTTTTGCTATCAGGATGTTTTCTTATTTGTGCTTTTGCTCTATAACCACTTAGATCAATAACTTTTCCACCAGTTTCAGAAAGAGTATAATCTTGAGTAAAGTCTTCACCAGCATCAATAGCAATATTATTTACATATACAGCTGCCATAGTTAAAGAAGTTTTATCTTAGGTATTTATCATATATAAGTATGAGATGAATAAAGATTATGAAATGGAAGGAGATTATGAAAATCCCTGGTACTACAAAGGTACAGCTTTCACTACTGATGATATTGGCGATTTCTTCGGTTTCGTCTACTGCATTACTAATATCAAGTCGGGTAAACAATACATTGGAAGAAAATACTTCCAACAAAAACGTAAGCCTAGAGGTGGTAAGAGACGGGTTACGTCTGAGAGTGACTGGAAAAAATACTATGGAAGCTCTAACGAGCTTAGTGCAGATAGAAAGTTACTTGGAAACGCAGCGTTCAAACGAGAGATCTTATCCCTCCATACCAGACTCGGAGATGTAAACTATGAGGAAACAAAACAGTTATTTTTAAATAATGTTCTTCAAGAATCTCTTGACAATGGAGAACCAGCATATTACAATAGCAACATATTAGGACGCTACATGCGTAAGGACTATGGATCTTTTAGAAACAACACTAAAGAATAATTATGATTGGGCAATACATCGTATGAATGTATTATGTAAGTTGGGAACCATTGAAGATATTGAAGATGCCGAATCTATTCGTGGAGAATTTAAAGAATGGATTCATCCTATAGGAGATGACCATGATATTCTTGCTTTAGAATCTCTTTCGGATTTATACTATGATGGTGAGGATGTGTTCGGTTGACTTTGTTAGGAAAAGCCTATATACTTTGTAAAGAAAAGTAAAGCTGAGGAGCACAAGCTTAAATGACTCGTTTAAAATCTAAGATATTGGAAATTCCAGCATCCGCACATGGTATACTAGAATTTGCCTTTTTTGTAGGAGTAGGAATAACTGCTGGATCTTTAGGTCTTGTATAAATAAAAATTACTTGGAATAAAGTTATGCAAAAATTAATAAATGTACTTGCTATTGCGTCTGGTGTTGTATCTGCTGCCGTTGTCGCTAGTGGCGTACTTGTATATGTCAACAGAGATTCAATTGTTGATAGCATCAAGTCTCAAGCTATTGAAGCAGTTACTGGGTCTTTAGGTGGTGGACTAGGAGGAGATCTTCCTATTGGTGCTCCTGATCTTGCTGCTCCTAGTGATTCTGCAAATGTACCTGTTCCCTCTGGTGGTTTAGGAGTCCCAACTTTCTAGAATGAAAATCTTATTAGCATCATTGATAGCACTGACACCTGTTGGGGCTGTTGCGGATGAATATCAAGAAGGATATTCTACAAGTCGTAGTTGTTTTAAGACAGAGTATAGAGAAGAGTATATACCAGGTAATGCAGAAAATCCTGGTTATGTTCAATCATTCCATGAAACTATTGAGGTTCCATGTAGATCTGCAGATGATTCATTAAGAACAGGTGGATACACAAGAAAGACCACTATAGAGTTTGATAATAATGATTGTACTGATGGTAAGATTGCTGGTGGTCTAGTGGGTGGTGGACTTGGTGCTGCTATTTCAAGAGGTGATGGACGTTGGTGGGCAATTCCACTAGGTGCTGTTCTTGGTAGTCGTATTGGGTGTGAAGTTGAAGGTGGATAATCTTACTATATAATAGAGAATTGCTCTATTAGAATGGCAGAAGAAGTAAAAGAAGAGATTCTGGAAGAAGAACCCAAAGAAGAAAAGAAGGGGTTGCTTCAAAAGGCAAAAGATGCTATACTACCTGATGCTGATGAACAAGCAGCCATAATCAGTACATTCGTCAGAATTACTGTACTTGCCTGGTCGGGTGGAATATTGACATTAAATTATGTTGCTATTCCTGGTGTACCACAACAGAAAATTGACCCAACTTTTATAGCTTCGGTATTTACTGGAGTTTTAGCTTCCTTCGGAATTCAGACCGCATCTAAAAAGAATGACGGTACTATGAAGATGGATAAGAATGCTAACGGCAACGGTAATGGTGGTGGCAACGGTGGCGGTGGCATTAGCAAAAAAGACCTTGAGTTGTTAATCGAAAAAGCTTCCCAGACTGGTCCTACTCAAACAATTAAGATTGAGCAAGCACCTATTAAGATTAGTACTGTTGACGACAAACCAACAGATACATTCAAGATGTAAAATCCGTGTTTTTTTATGATGGACAAACAAATAAATTGGACTAAGTGGTCCGCCCTTGGATTGGGTGGATTACTTGGTCTTTCGCATATTGGTATGCTTGTAATGCTTGCTACCAGAGACAATAGTAAGTATCCTAAGATTGCTATTCCTCCTGTGAATCAATACTCTTCAGTTAGAGTAATGGCAGGAGAAGATGGATATAGTCTTGAGTATCGTGGGAATGATCCTAAGAGTATGTTTACTACTAAAACTGTAAACAGAGGTGGGTTCCTTAAGAAAGGTGATACAACTACTATCACACAAGAATATACTATGGATGGTGCTGTGCATCATGGTGGTGCAGTATCTAACGGTAGAACTTGGATCGAACCATTATCGGTAGGTACTATTAACGAAAAAAAGATTAGTGCCAAAACCGAGGAATGTATTGAAGTTAGAGGTGGTGGAAAATCGACAGGAAGAATTGTCGGTGGTAGCGTTGGTGCTGCTGCTGGTTCTGGTGTCTCCTCTATTCCTTTCGTTGGCTGGGTTTTGGCTGGTGCTGCTACGATGATCGGTATGAATGAAGGTGCTGATCTAGGTGGTGATGTCGCAGAAAGATTTAGTGATGCTTGCGAAGAAGACTTAAATATTGTAAAATAATTATACCTATGGCAAAATCATTTAAAGTTAAACGGGGTACATATCAAAGGGAAAAGATAAAATCCTCTGGTATTATTACTCTTCTTAGTAGTACTGATTTAAAGTTAGTAGAATCTATTAGCAACAATACTATGTTTGAGGCTAAAGCTAGGGAGGTGACTATCCCTAGAATGGGTGTAATTGGCGTAGGTGATCTAGGTCAAAGTATAGCTCATAAATTTAGGTCTAAAGGTGTTGAGTTATGTGGATATGATGAGGATATAGAATATTGTAAAATACTCTGGAATACAAAGGTACAAAATTTATATGATTCGAGTAAACCTGAATTTAAATTAGTATATGATTATGCCAGAAGCATGGAGTCATTAGTTGATATAGTTAAACAACCAAAAGCTTATCCTGATGGAACTCCTATTGATAGACCTGCTGTATACTTTATATGCACTCCATTGGAAGCAGTTGAAAGTGTTAAATCTGAATTGATACCTTTGTTAAGTAATAAAGATATTATAGTTGATTGTAGAAATAAAAAAATATCTGTTATAATAAATGGTGATAAGAGTGGTTTTATAAAAACGCAATTTATAGAATTACCATTCTCTTGGTTAGAGATTTTTTTAGAAACATTTAAAGAGGTTTAGTATGCCAGTATATAGAGATTATGAAATTCGTATAAATCTTAATGAATTGATTGAACAACGGATACCAGTTTGTAATCTAACTCACAAGGATCATTGTTTGACGGATTCTCAGATTGCTGATATCGCACATGATATCAATATGGATCTTAATTTACATCCAATCTATCATCAGATAGATGAACATATTATGAGATATGTTAATGCAGCAAATATAGATAATAAAGATCATTGGGTTGAAACAAAACTTCCTGATCTTGACGTTGGTGATGAAGAAGAAATTAGGTTTGAATAGATATGGATTTTTCTAAAGAGTTAAAGATAGGTACAAAGAAATCTCACTCAGCAGCAGAAAATACTTCTTTTGTTGCATCATTTCTTAGAGGTGTTGTAAATAAGGAATCATACAAGAAACTTGTATCGGATTTATATTTTGTATATTCCACAATGGAAGAAGAGGTTGATAATTTAAAAGATCATCCTATAATAGGACAGATACAATTATCAAATTTGAATCGTGTAAATGCTTTGGAGCAAGATCTTAGGTTTTATTATGGACCTATTTGGAGATCTATCATTCAACCTTCAGAAGCATGTAATCAGTATGTAAATCGTATTCGTGAGGTAGCGAAAAATGAACCAGAACTTTTGGTTGGTCATCATTACACCAGATACCTGGGTGACCTCTCAGGTGGTCAGATCCTTAAAGGAATTGCCGAAAAGGCTTTGGAATTGGTGGATGGACAAGGACTCAAATTTTATGATTTTGAAAAGATAGAAGATACAAAAGCGTATAAAGCAGGATATAGAGGAATTCTTGACGGTCTTCCTATAACAGAGAATCAAAAAAATGCTATAATAGGAGAAGCAAATTATGCTTTTAAATTAAACATGGATATGTTTAATAGTCTAGAAGGTAATTGGTTTCAATCTTTACTTCAAATTTTCATTAGTTTTATTTTTAAAAAGAAATGATCTTTCTATCAACCCCCTCAGTATACAATTTACCTGGTACATGGGAGAAGCAACCTATGATCCATCATTTAAATCTTAGTCCAGAACAGGGATTTATCCTATTCTTTGGTTTACTTCTTTTTGGTTTAGTTGGATGGGGATTATATCTTACAGTAGGATCGGGTAAGAAGGCATTAAGAGATCCTATTGACGAACATGCTAAGATGCATGAGTTGGGAATTGCTCATGGTCACGGTGGAAATAAGGAGGCATATGAGATGTCTGGTAAACTAAAGCATAAGCACGAAGAATGAATGTTATTCTACTAATAATGTCATTCGCAAATTTTGTATTCTACCCATTAGTAGTAGGAGCAATTATTGCGGTGATTATCGAACAGGTACTTAGATCAAAAGGTAATAAGTACGATCCCGAAGCAGTTAAAAAAGTGACAATTGCTATGGGTGTAAGAAAGTTTTTTGTTAGACAAGCTTGGATTTTTAATATTATTTGGTTTGTTGGATATGCTATATTATTGTTTATGTTAAAACCAGGTCCACAACAAATGCCTGATATGATTTGGCAAGGAGGTGTATGACAAATAAATCTTATGATGACTCCAATTGGAGAGAAGAATACAAGAACTATACTTCTAGTAAATATGAGTTAGATCTGCTTGAGAATGGACCCCACAGTCTTTCTCAGTCATGGATGATGGGAGCATTACATAATAAATGGAAAAAGATGAAGGGGTATAAAGATCCTGAACCACCAGATTGCCAATCTTCAATGAAGGAGTGGGAAGAAAGTGTGAAAAAATATGGTAAAGATAATTGATGAAAAGACTCTTTTTCAGGTTAGTGATAGTATAGAAGAACAGGTTTTTGAAGAAGAGGATATTAGAGTTGTAGTTGTTGATAACTTTTATAAAAATCCAGATGTAATATTGGATTTAATTAATACCATACCTGCATCTACACATACTCCAAATAGGAGAGGGTTTCCAGGTAATCAAATAGATATAACATATAATATGGGTTATCTAACAGAGGTTTATACTGATCTTATTCAAAAATATTTTTCTGATATTGTTTCTGACGATTATCTGAAAGATAGTTTTGATAATGCTACTTTTATGGTAAATGTATTAAAGTATACTCCAAGTATTAAAGTACCTCATGTGGATATTGATGGTCACTTTGCTAGTGGAATATATTTCAATAAAGAATGTGAAGGTGGTACTGCTTTCTTTAGTAAAATTACAAGACAGATGTTAGGTATTGTTGAAATGAAATATAATCGTATGCTTTTATATAAACAAAATTCTCCACATACAGCATATATTGAAGAAGAAACCTTTGTTGATACATATAGAATAAATCAGCAGTTTTTTATTTGAGATGGATCATTATTATGAATATCTTAAACGACAACATTATTTGGCAACACACATGGAACTAACAGAAGAGAATGTAGTAAGGGTTTTAGAAGAACTTGTACCTTATGTTGAAGCAGATGGAGGTTCTCTTCAGTTTGTAGAAATAGAAGAGGAAACTGGTATAGTAAAAGTTAGATTGGGTGGTGCATGTGAGACATGTGCTATGAGTGTTATGACATTAAAGCAAGGTATAGAAAAGAAACTAGTGAGTGAAATTCCTGATTGTGTAGGTGTTGTTCAGGTACTCTAACAGTGTGTGTGAGTCCACACCTAACTAGGCAAAATTACTCAACCTGTGCTATAAATATTTGATAGTACGGGATTGAAAAAATCATGCCCCTGACGCAACAAAAGCATTACATTGTCGGTTATCACGACACAGATCATAAGCATCATGAAATCTGCGAATACGCTGTAGATTCATATAACGCAATACAGAATTCTAAAGAGGATGTTCCTTATCTAAGGGAGCATCCTTCTTTTATTGATTATTGTACAAAAGAGTTATCTGAGATCGATAGGATTACACATCTTATGGCAGCAGGTATTCCTATGGGACATTAATTATGAAACACGAAATAATGTGGTGGATGAGTAGATTAACTATCATGCTCACTTCACTTTTCTTATCGTTCTCATTAGCATCACAAGCATATGCTGCAGAAGTTACGATGGGTTCAAATGGGAACTTAGTTTTTGAACCAAATGATATTACTATTAACGCTGGTGAAACAGTTACCTTTACTAATGGAGCATTACCTCCACATAATATGATAGTAAAGGATCATCCAGAATTATCACATGGAGATCTAGCATTTGCTACTGGTGATAGTTTTGATGTTACATTTCCAGATGCAGGAGACTTTGAGTTTCAATGCGATCCTCATGCTGGTGCTGGTATGAAGGGGGTTATCCATGTTCAGTAGTTTTGTAGAATGGATAGGGGAGAATATGAATACTCTCGCCCTATTCAGTTGGGTAATATTTTTACCAATAGGATTCATGACAATAGACGCACCAAGAAATCCTGAGAAGTATAAACATAAGTAATGTGAGCGATATCGTTTGGTCAATAAATATTATGGTAGGCTTGCTATTAGTCTTAGTAAGTGTTAGTATATACTGGATATTTAAATACGATGAATGGTATCCTAACGACAATGTTCATAGTCACATCTCCCCTGAACGTGAATCAGATGATTCAACAAGTAAGGAATTATCAGAGTGAACAAACCAGAACTCCAGCAGAGGAATCTATAAATAGTGCGATAGACCTTTGGGAGAATGAAGATGGGAGCGATGGTTCCACCGTCAAGGAAGAGTTGTTACAACTTCCGAGTGACAGAGATCAACAGAGTATTGGACGGAGATACGATAGATGTGACCATCGATCTTGGATTCGATTTATTCAAGAAAGAACGGGTAAGAATTGCGGGAGTTGATACTCCTGAGAAGAGAACAAGAGATTTAGAGGAAAAGGCACTTGGTATTGACGCAACAAACTGGCTCAAGGATAAACTCGAAAGTACTTTATCTGGTGATGATGAGCTTTCTATTAGGACTGAGCTCGTTGGTGGGGTCGGTAAGTATGGCCGCCTTCTTGGTTGGTTGTACGTTGGCGAAGATACTGTCTCCTTAAATGAATTAATGATTACTGAAGGTTATGCTTGGGAATATGATGGCGGCACTAAACAGAAAGATTTTGAGAGCCTACGTGAAATTAGGAGATCGTTTGGGTCTTTGGTCGAGTAATGATCAGGTATATATTGATCTGCATGGTAAAACAGGCAGACGGATATTAACTGAATGGAATATACCAAGGGAGGAATACGAGAAACATGGAACTTAAAGACACTTTAGTTACAGGAGCAACCGTTCTTGCGGTAGGAACCAGCAGTGTTGTTGGTGGTAATCAGGTAATGGATAAGGTCAATAAAGGACCAGAAAGAAGAAGGGATGCCACAGTCGAAAGGGTGATGGCAGAACTTACCCCATACATAGATCAAAGGATTCAGCAATTAGTTCCTACACAAACTGGTGCTGTGGTCGCAACAACCGAAACACCTGAGTTGGATTATAGGCAAAATGTCCCACAACGACAGTAAGAATAAGGTTATTGACCTTATAAGGTTTGTAATCTTTTTTCAATTAGCAATAGTAGGAGCAACTATATTTGGATGTTTTATGCCTGGTAAGGTATGTGATTCAGATGTGAAACAACATATTGCCAATATGATGACTGTTATAACTACTTCTACATTCGCATTATACGCAGCAGAAAAATGAAAAATTTACCAATCCCATTACTAACATTCCTAGCAGCACAAGTAGGTGCAGCAGTTTGGTGGGGTGCTCAAATTGATGCTAAGGTATCACTTGTTGAAGAGAATAGAAGATATATCCAAGAGGTTGTTATTCCATCCTATGAGATTAGTGACAACTGGGATAATCCACACTACAACAACTGGTTAAAAGCAGGAGGTTGGAAAGACTGATGATTTTTTGGATTGGATTCTTCGTTATGTTTTTTAATGAAGGTTTTGTTATGATGAGGCACGTATCACCGTGGTTCGGAAAGCAGAGAGATAAATTTATTAATAAGTATGGTGCTAATGTATGGTATAGATTCCACGGCACATTAGATTATGTTTGGATGATATTTGTAGGTCTTGGATTAATTTTATATCCAAATAGACTATTTCATCTAGCAGTACTAGCAACCTTTTGGGGTGCTTCATTTTCAATATTTTATTTACCGAGGTGGATAAAGAATGGACGAAATCACTAATGGTTACACCAAGGAGATGATCAAGGAGTTGCTAGGCACTGCTTGGTTGGACAAAGATAATATACCTGAGACGGGTAATCAAATTAGAAGAAGAAAGGGTAATGAGATGAGGGAAGGGAAGAGACCTTACCCCACATACCCATCAAAGGAGTCTAGGATAGCAGACACTTCAGGTAAGTTTGATGAGAATGGACAATATATTTACCCTGAAGGTAGTGGGTTTAATTATATGGATAAACTGAATCCTGATTCTGAATGGGGTGGTAAAGTATCGTGAT